AGAATATAATTTTATTCCAGATGAAACTTATGTAGATTCTATTGGAATTGGAACTATCTTTATATCATCAACATCAACAAATACAGGAATTGCTACGACCACGTTTGAATTTGGAATCGATCAATGCGGAATTGTTACTGGAATTACCGTAACATACGGTGGGGGTGGATATTTAGTTGCGCCAAATGTAACAATTCAAAATGATCCCGATATAAAAAATTACGTAGAATTAATTGCAGGAGTTCATACCGCTAGAGGATACGCAGTTGTAAGTGCTGCTGGAACTATTACTCAAATTGCAATGACAGATGCAGGATCTAGATATGTAATAACTCCAACAATATCAATTGCTGGATCTGGATCTACATCTATTGGAACATTTGAATTTAATGAAGTTGTTACTGGATCTATAAGCGGAACCACAGCCAAAGTTAGAGATTGGGATGCGATAAAAAATCAACTACAAGTGTATAAAGTAAATGGAGAATTTATAAGCGGCGAAGTTATTGTTGGATCTAGTTCTTCAGCTAGATATACATTAAAAACTATAGATGAGTTTTATATAAGCAGTGGATATGGATCAAACGAACAGATTGAAATTGAAGCAGATGAAATTTTAGACTTTAGCGAAAAAAATCCATTTGGAATGCCATAGTTGTTAAATAGTTATTAATTAATTAAAAAAATGTTTGAATATTTTTATAACGAAATTTTTCGAAAAACTATTATTGGATTTGGAACTTTATTCAATAATATAACCATAAAACACACTAACGAATCTGATCAAACTGTTAGTGTAATAAAGGTTCCGTTGGCATATGGTCCAACCCAAAAGTTTTTAGCTAGATTAGAGCAATCTCCAAATCTAAGTAAATCGACTCAAATTACGTTACCAAGAATGTCTTTTGAGTTTACTGGACTTACATATGACTCAACTAGAAAAGTTACTACTACTCAAACATTTTTAGTAAAAGATGCGGATAATGGACAGGAAATAAAGAAAACATACATGCCAGTTCCTTATAATATGCAATTTGAATTGTCGATTATGGCAAAATTAAATGATGACGCACTTCAAATAGTAGAACAAATATTACCATATTTTCAACCAGCATATAATCTTTCTATTAAACTAGTAGAACCTATAAGAGAAAAAAGAGATATACCTATTGTTTTAGAAAATATAACAATGCAAGATGATTATGAAGGTGACTTTACAACTAGAAGAGTTTTAACTTATACATTAAGATTCACTGCAAAAACATACTTATTTGGTCCATCATCTTCTGCAACGAAGGACATTATCAAAAAAGCTACTATCAGTTTTGGTGCTGGCGATACAACAGCTCAAAGATCTATTACATATACTACAGAACCAAGAGCTATTAAAAATTATACAGGAACAGTATTAACTAATTTATCCGAAGATATAACATCGACAGATATACTAGTCAGAGTAAATAATGCATCTTCTATTTCACCAAAAACATATTTGGATATTGGTGGGGAAGAAGTATATGTAAAATTGGTATCGAACAATATTCTTACGGTAGAAAGGGGAGCAGATGATACTACGCCAGTTTCTCACCTTGCGGGTGAGGAAGTAAAATCAATTACTGCGGCAGATAATGCATTGATAGAAATTGGAGATGACTTTGGATTTGATGGAGACGTTGTATGAAAATGACTAAAAAATTTGATGATCTTGGCAAATCATTTAATGTTGAAAATGATATTGTTGAATCTGAAATAGAAAATAATCAAATAGAATCAATTAAAGTGGAGTCTTTATCTCCTCAAGATGATGTAAAAAATGATTATTCATACACAAGATCTCAATTATATTCTCTCATCGAAAAAGGACAAGAAGCAATAAACGGCATACTAGAACTTGCTCAAGAAAGTGAAATGCCTAGAGCATATGAAGTAGCTGGCCAATTAATTAAAAATGTTGCGGATGCAACAGATAAATTAATGGATTTGCAGAAGAAATTGAGAGAAGTTGAGGATGAAAAAACAATCAAAGGACCGACAAATGTTACCAATGCATTATTTGTTGGATCAACCGCAGATTTGGCAAAACTTTTAAAAGATAAGCAACCATTTGGAGAAACTAAATAGTTAAAAGATAATTATTAAACTAAAATGTCCATTCCCTCAGTAAATCTCAGAATTGAAAAGGGCACAGATTTTGAAGCAACTTTCACTGTTGAGGCAGCGGACGGATCAGCTTTTTCTCTTCTCAATTACAGTGCTACTGCAAAGATACGTAAACACCCGACAGCATCAGACTCAATTACTTTTACTACAAGTATAGTAGCAGCAAAGGGAGAAATAACCGTATCATTAAATGCAGCGAATACGGCACTATTAACTTCAGGAAGAAATTATTATGACCTTATAATTACTTCAACCTTAACTGGCAAGAAAACTAAAGTCTTTGAGGGAAATGCTTTAGTAATAGACACCGTTTCTGCGTAGAGCCATGGAATTTAATGTTCGCTTAAAAGGTCAAACCAAACTTAAAGTAAATACAAATTTAGGAGGAGTTCAAGTGCCAGCTAAATTTAGCGATTTAGAAGATTATGATGGCACTAATGTGAATGATAGTTATATCATAATGTATAATGCATCTACTGGAAAATATAGAGCAGTAAATCCAGATGAAGTATTAAGAAAAGCAGTCACAGACCCAATTCAATCTGGATTGCCTTCAGAATTTATTGATAAATTGGATGTTGATCTTGATGATAAAATTGACCTTGATGCAGGAACTTTTTAATCCATAAATAATTACAATTCATAAAAATAAATAAGGACGCTGCGATGACTTCTCCAGTAATTCAGTTTAAAAGGGGTAGTTATGCTAATCTTCCTGGATTACAGGCTGGTGAACCCGCTTTAACAACCGATACATATGAGTTATATGTAGGTATCGATAGTACAACAAATAACAATAAATTTTTTGGATCTCATAGATATTGGACCAGAGAAACTAATTCAAAAGGTAGTTCAGTAAACCTTGTAGAAGGAACTACTAATGGATCCAGTTATATTAGTTTAAAATCACCAGATGCTCTTTCTGGCGTAACTACGTATACCTTTCCTGCAACACCGACAGAAAACTATTATCTGAAAACATCGGCAGATGGAACATTATCTTGGGCCGAAGTATCTCAGAATACATTTTCTGGTATAGTAACATTTTCGGATACTACAGATTCTTATGATAAAGATACTGGAGCTGTAGTTATTCAAGGCGGTCTAGGTGTAGAAAAGTCTGCAAATATTGGAGGAAATTTCAGCGTTGCTGGAGTATCTACTTTTGTTGGAAGCGTAACATTCCAAGGAGGAACAATTAATCTTGGAGATTCGGACGCGGATAATATTAATGTTGCTGGCGAGTTTGTATCTAATCTCATTCCAAATTCTACAGATGCATATGATCTCGGTGATGGAAATAAAAGATGGAGAAATTTAAATCTTGCGGGGGTTAGTACAAGTAGTGGATTAAGAGTTCTTGGAGCAGCACAAGTAGGATCTTTGACCGTTGATAGTGACGTTAATATCTTTGGTAACGTAACTATTGGTGGAACAACTGTAACTCTTGAAGCTTCTACTTTAACGGTTAGGGATAAGGATATTATTGCAGGATATTCAGAAACTCCAACAGATGATACTGCAAATCATGGTGGAGTTGCAGTTGCTTCTACTGAAGGATATCCATTAGTCTCTTTGAGTGTTGCAGGTATCAACACTCTTCCTGATACCTATAAACAGATGATGTGGGTAAAGGGCGGCACAATGGGTGCTGGCACCACAGATGCTTGGATATTTAACTATGCTGTAGGAGTTGGATCAACTCAAGTTCCAACTGGAACATATCTAGCAGTTGGTGGGGTAGCAATTGGAAAAACAACACTGTCAGTTCCTGGAAAGGTAACTGTTGGCGGCGGAATGACCGTTACTGATGGTGATGTTTATATCAATGATGCTTTATATGTTGGTGGATTCCAAGTCACTGGTGGAGTTATTACTGGTGAAGATGTTAGATCTAGAAATTTAAATGTAAGTGGAATTACAACTTTAGGAAATGCAATTGATGATCTAGTTACAGTTGCTGGAGATACTACATTTACTGCTTCAATAACTGCAGCAAATATC